ACTTCACTAAATATCAAATAACAAAGAGGAAAAGAAATGTCTAATGGAACAATCATCGTCAAGCGTGACGGCACTAAAGAATCACTCAACATTGACAAGATCCACAAGGTTGTGGAACATGCATGTGAAAATTTAGCAGGAGTGAGTAGTAGTCTAATTGAAATGAATGCAAATATTCAATTTTATGATGGCATGAGTACTAACGAGATTCAAGAAGTACTTGTACGTAGCGCAAACGATCTTATTAGTTTAGATAATCCAAACTATCAATTTGCTGCAGCACGTTTATTAAGCTACAGCGTAAACAAGATGGTGTTCGGCGAGTACAACGCAATTACATTACAGCAAAATATCAATAGTAATATTGAGCGTAAAGTTTACGATCCAGCTATATTAGATTCATACACAGCAGACGAGATTATAACATTAGACAGTTATATTAGACACAAGCGCGACGAAAACTTTACCTATGCTGGACTACGTCAAGTAGTTGACAAGTATCTATGTCAAGATCGTTCTACTGGTGAAATCTTTGAAACTCCTCAATTTATGTACATGATGATCGCGGCAACATTGTTTGCTAACTACCCCAAAGAAACACGTATGCACTACGTAAGGAGATACTATGATGCGACCTCATTATTTAAGATCAACATACCTACACCCGTTATGGCTGGTGTGCGTACCCCTGTTCGCCAGTTTGCTAGTTGTGTTCTTGTTGACAGTGACGATACTCTCGATAGTATTTTTGCCAGTGACATGGCTATTGGACGCTATACAGCCCAACGAGCAGGAATCGGCATCAACGCAGGACGTATTCGTGGAGTAAATGCTAAAATTAGGGGAGGTGAAGTAGCACATACAGGCATTGTTCCGTTCCTAAAGAAGTTCGAAAGCACAGTGCGTTGTTGTACACAAAATGGTGTACGTGGCGGCTCGGCTACTACACACTTCCCATTTTGGCATCAAGAGATTGAAGACATCCTTGTGCTAAAGAACAACAAAGGTACAGAGGACAATCGTGTACGTAAACTAGACTATTCAATTCAGCTTAATAAAACTATGTATGAAAGATTGTTATCAGGCGGTGACATAACCCTATTCTCGCCACACGATGTACCAGGATTATACGATGCATATTTTGGAGACGCTGATACATTTAAAGAACTATACGAAAAATACGAACGTGCTACTAGCATTAAGAAACGTTCTATACCAGCAATGGAATTATTTTCTGCTCTAGTTAAAGAACGTGCAGAAACAGGACGCATTTATATTATGAATGTTGATCATTGTAATACACACAGCTCATTCAAAGACACAGTTTACATGAGTAATTTGTGTCAAGAGATTACACTACCGACTAAGCCGCTAAATCATATTGATGATCCAGATGGTGAAATTGCATTATGTATTTTAAGTGCTATCAACGTTGGTATTATTAAAAGTTTAGATGACTTAGAAGAGTTATGTGACCTTGCTGTTAGAGCATTAGAAGAAATTATTGATTATCAAAAGTATCCAATCAGAGCAGCCGAAATTAGCACAAAAGCAAGACGGTCGTTGGGCGTAGGTTATATTGGCCTAGCACATTACCTTGCTAAAAATAAAGTACAGTTTAGTGACAGCGAAGCATGGAAGTTAGTACACAACCTAACAGAAGCTTTTCAGTATTACTTGCTTAAAGCCAGCAACAATTTAGCGCAGGAGCGAGGTGCTTGTGAGTACTTTAACCGCACTAAATACTCAGACGGCATTCTACCTATTGATACATACAAGGCAGATGTTGATAACATTGTAGCAAACGAGTTAAATTATGATTGGGCATCTCTTAGGAAAGACATATTGGAATTCGGACTTAGGCACAGCACTTTGTCCGCACAAATGCCTTCGGAGAGCAGTTCCGTTGTGTCGAACGCAACAAACGGAATTGAACCACCTAGAGGTTACTTGTCCGTTAAGAAGTCAAAGAAAGGGCCTCTTAAGCAGATTGTTCCACAATATCAAAGCCTTAAACAGCACTACACCTTGTTGTGGGACATGCCTAGCAACGAAGGTTACATCAATATTGTTGCGGTAATGCAAAAGTTCTTCGACCAAGCAATATCAGGTAACTGGAGTTACAATCCTACACATTTTGAAAACAACGAAGTTCCGATGAGTGTAATGATGCAGGACTTACTTAACACTTATAAGTATGGTTGGAAAACATCTTACTACCAGAACACTTACGATTACAAAACTGATCCAAGTGAATTAGAAGATGAACAACCGCAGGTTGAATTACAATCTACACCAGTTGCAGAAGATGACGAAGAGTGCGAGGCATGCGCAATTTAACGGTTGACAAAACCGCATAGAACTACTATACTACTATAGTAAGATACACAGACAGAGGAAGTAAGATGGCAAAGACCGTATTCAACAAAGAAAAAGTAGACTTTACAAAACAGAACATGTTCTTCGGAGCAGATCAAAACACACAGCGTTATGATGTGTTTAAGTTTCCAGTGTTTGATAAATTAAATCAAACTATGCTTGGATACTTTTGGCGTCCTGAAGAAGTAAGTCTGCAAAAAGACAGAGCGGATTTTGCTAACTTCCGTCCAGAGCAGAAACATATCTTTACAGCAAACTTAAAGTATCAAACACTACTTGACAGTGTCCAAGGTCGTGGTCCATGTTTAGCATTTTTGCCGCATGTTTCACTTCCTGAACTAGAGGGCTGTATTGTTACTTGGGATTTCTTTGAAACAATTCATTCACGTAGCTACACACATATTATGAAGAATGTGTATGCTGACCCTGCAGAAGTGTTTGACACTATTCTAGATGATGAAAAGATTATTGCTCGTGCAACAAGTGTTACCAAACACTATGATGCATTCAATGACGCTGTAGATGCATTCAACCATCGCGGCGAAGGCAATATGTATGATGTAAAGAAGAAACTTTATCTTGCTATGCAAACTGTAAACATTCTAGAAGGCTTGCGTTTCTATGTAAGTTTTGCATGTACGTTTGGCTTTGGCGAACTAAAGCTAATGGAAGGCTCAGCTAAGATTATTAGTCTTATTGCTAGAGACGAAGCACAACACTTGGCACTAAGCACACACGTATTAAAGTTGTGGTCGCAAGGCAAAGACGATCCAGAAATGGCTAAGATTGCAAAAGAATGCCAAGAAGAAGTATACGACCTGTGGCGCGAGTGTGTTGCAGAAGAAAAAGATTGGGCAGACTATCTGTTCAAAGACGGTTCAATGATCGGACTCAACAGCACATTGTTACATCAATATGTAGAGTACATTGCTAACCGCAGACTCAAGGCGCTGGGATTCAATGCAATATTTGATCAACCAGTAAACACTAACCCGCTTCCTTGGACTACACACTGGTTAAGTAGCTCTGGGCTACAAGTTGCTCCACAAGAGACTGAAGTAGAGTCTTATATTATCGGCGGCATTAAACAAGACGTAGACAAGGATTCATTAAAAGGCTTTTCATTATGATTGAAATTTATGGCAAGCCAGCATGTCCAAGTTGTACAAAGGCAAAAGCATTTTGCGAAAAGTATAATCTAAAATTTCAATACTATACATTGGACACAGATTTTACTCGTGAAGAATTGTTTGAACAGTTTCCTACAGCACGTACATTTCCGCAAATTAAGATAAGTGGGACTAGTGTCGGCGGCTACGAACAAATGATAGAATACATTGATAACACCGGATATAACGGAACAGGATACACTTTATAATATGTTAATTGAAACTCCATACAAAACCGGAGACACCGTGTCTCTAAAACTAAGTTCAGGCGAAGAGATTGTTGCTCGATTGGATGCCGAATCTGACACAAGATTTACACTACATAAGCCTATGGTACTAATTATGCAACAGCAAGGATTAGGCCTAGCACCATACATGTACAGCGTATCACCCGATGCTAAATTTAATGTTTTAGCATCAACAGTAAGTTGTATTGCTAAAACAGAAGTCGATATTGCAAAACAATACACTACGAGCACCAGCAATATTCAACTGGTCTAAAACCTCGGCTAAATATATAATAATATAAAGCGAGGAGTACCATGGCAAGAGTTGGTAAAATATTTGAGGATTCGGGAACTGAAGGTCTAGGTAAAACTACGATTGATCATCCGGATATAGATACAGATCCAGGTAGTACCCCGCCAGACCATACGCACATTGA